GAGAAGCGTCCACTGTTCTCCGGCTCCCATCCCGAGGCCGATGATCTGGAGGTTGTCGATTCACACCGCGCTGTCTATCGGACAGATACAAACAAGCGTCTCGGCGTGGTTGGCGAAAGTTACACGCCCTGCCAAAACCACCATCTACTCAACCTCTTCGAGTATCTCCGCGAGGACGCCACGATTGACAACATCTTGCTTGTGAAGGGCGGCAAGAAAGTGTTTGTCACAGCGTCAATCAACGCCGAGGCGGATGTGGTAAATGGTGATCCTGTCCGCCGCTACATCCATGCCTTCAACAGCCATGACGGGAACGGATCATTTGGGGTGTTCTTCTCAGACGTCCGCCTGAAATGCGCCAATCAGTTGAGCTTTTTAACTGGCAAAGGAGCAAGTCAAGCCAAGCGTTCTGGCCGTGGTCTTGTGGTGCCTCACACCAAGAGCATTACAGCCTTTGCGTCATCTCTCCCCCAGCTGGTGGACATGGAGCGTCAGACCTTCACTCAAACGATTGAAGAGATGAAGGCACTAACAAAAGTGACAATCAGCCCGTCACAAATCAGGGACGTACTTTCCGCAACCTATGCCAAGCAATTGGCGGGTCAGATCAAGGACAAAGATACGAAGATGAAGCGTGACAAGAAGCTGCTTGATCTCCGTTCCTTCAACCAAATCCATGAATTCTTCCGCACGGATGAGGGCATTGGAATACATGGTGTGAAAGGCATTGAAGGCACTGCTTATGGTCTCTATAACGCCATCACGCAATTTGAGACGCACAACAGCAGCTCACTCCGAAACGAGACAGAAGCTGCCCGAGTTCGGCTTGAGTCGCTGTGGGGTGGAGAGGGTGCATCTCGTATCGAGACCGCCCGTAAGCAACTCCTCGCCTTAGTTTGATGACCTACCCAATCACGCACACCTTCAGTGTTGTCCACGAGGACGGCACCGAGGAATCATGGACAACTGATCGCCATTTGCGTGATGCTCTGGAGGATTTAAGCGAGCGCTTAAGCGCTCTGCCTTCCTACAGAGCGGTGCGGCATAAGGCATCAATGGATCCCGAGAAAGCCCTGGTAGTGGACATCAGAAAATGAGCCGGATCTCACCCCGGCTCGGCAATAAACATCCACACGAGCAAAAGCCCATGCAAAGGCACCTTACAAGCAGGGCTAGGTTGAAAGAGGAGGAACAAGCATGATCCCGAGCACGCCATCTGAACTGCTGCAGATTGCATCGGAGGCCCGTGCGCGAGAAGTGTTCGATGAATTTGACCAGCTCAGCAAAGCGATGCAGCTGCAAGCCCAGCTCCTCGCACAGCTGGGAATGAGTGGAGACCTGTCGGATTTCACCTTTCGAGAGATCAGTCATTTGCTGCTGATCTTCTGGAGAGACTGCAACCAGGCACGTTTCCACGCGCTACGCGAGCACGATGGTGAATTCACGCAGCTGATCCGCATAGCTCAAGTTGACCAATTCATAAACGGTCAATTGAACGCCCTATCCGCGTTGCATCAGCTGACAGACGATACGTTTCAGGTAGCGGAGCCAGACGGCTCCTAAACCCCTTCAAAAAGCTGACGGACCCATGGTTTATTCCTTGGGGTCAGGTTTTGCTGCGTATTCACTGACGCACATAGAGACCGGCCTTTGTTTTTACACAACCCACGCAACCCAAGAGGAAATTCTCAATGCCAATGACAATCTCAAGAGATCAGGACAGGCCGTTCGCTTCTACCCAGAGGGTACATACCACGCACCCTCACTACATGGTGACGGCATCTAACGAGCGCGGCGGAACAGAGGGCACATTTGTGGACCTCGACAGCGCGTTGAGCAAGATGCGCGAGCTAGCGGTCCTGGGCTTCAGCCACATGACTATCACTTGCGTATCGTTGGTAGAAGGGAAACCCTACCAATGACAAAGACTCAGGCAGAGCTACTGATTGATCAAGTTGAGCATCAAATGGATGTGCAGGGCTATGTCCGTTTTTCGGACATATGGAAAGCCATGCTGCTTAGCCGTCAACGGATCGATCAACTTTTGCAGAGCGCCGTTGAAAAGGGGCTAATTACCAAGAAGCAATTGGAAGAGTGGAAGTCGTCATACATGAAAAACACTCTTCGCACTGAGTTTGCTTTGGAGAAGGGCAATAAAGCCTGGATCGAAAGCCAGTCCAAAGAACTTGGGCTCTCAACGCACGACGTAATCAACCGCGTCTTGCGTGACCACATCTCACATCGCTAAATCCACCATGCAAACCAAGACCGCACAAGACAACTGGGCACGGCACACATCGGAGTACTTCCGAGCCATCGCTCCCCACGCCACTCCACTGTTGGAGGTATGCCGCGACCTGTTTTCAGCCGTTGGTGACACTCGTCAGAAGCTTTTGACGCAGAAGGTAGAGGACACCAGCATTACGCCAGCCAGCTTTTGAATCACATCGATCCGCTCAAGCTCGGGGACAACGACTTTCTCGCCCGAGCACGCATCACTTGTTCCGAAAAAGCAGCGTGGACAACCCGCACGGAGTTGGTCACCTACCTCCGGCAACACGACTTCACGGGTTCGATATACAAGTGCCCGATCTGTGGTTACTACCACCACACGACCTACAACCGCTGCAAGAGCAAAGCATTTGCGAAGCGCTTGCGGCGTTGCCTCAACCAAACCCACCAAGAGAGCTACTAATGGCCCAGACCACCCCCGTCGACTACGACGACTACGTCTCCATAACGCTGAGTAAGCGTGAACTGCAGGATTTATTGAAGATGCAGTTCGCTTCATACGACCACAGCGACAAGATGGGCTACCCGGCTTACTTAGCCATGACGACCAAGTTGATGGACGCCCTGAAACAGGCGCATTAAAAAGCGACCCCGAGGCCGCTGATTAAAGAATCGGAGCGGCGGGATTTGAACCCACGACCCCTACTACCCCAAAGTAGTGCGCTACCAAGCTGCGCCACGCCCCGATATGCGCCAAGCGCATACAGAACATACCAAACAACCGATGACCCTTTCTGATTCCCAGCTCCACACGCTCTGCCAGTGCCGCCAGCTTGTCCATCCTTACTACCCCGAGAACGTTGGCCCGTGCTCCATCGATTTAACGCTTGGAGCCGTCATACGACCCGAGGGAGTAGGTGATCGCCCCTTCACTGAGGAGGTGAATATGTACGTCGAGGGCGCTTATGTGCTGCACCCCGGTGAGCGAGTACTGGCCACAACCCAGGAAGTGATTTCAATGCCCCTCGACAAGGTGGGCAAGTTGATGCTGCGCAGCACAGCAGCACGGCTGGGATTGGAGCATTCATTTTCAGGTTTGATCGATCCCTTCTTCGAGGGCCAACTAACGCTTGAGCTGAAGAACGACCTACAGACTCACACCATCTCACTCATGCCTGGAATGCGCCTCATCCAGATGAGTGTCGAGACCGTTATTGGGAAGGTAGAGAAGGGATACGACAAGGTGGGTTGGTATCAGGGTCAGGCAGGACCAACAGTGAGCAACTACCGCACCCGAAGCGAGCACAAACCCCGCAAAGAGGCTGTTCGTAGTTGGAAGTACTGACCTTTTCCTGAAACAGTTGGTAAACTTAGCGGGAAGGAACTGGTCATTTATTAGGCAGATGCCAAAAGTAACTCCTCTTCCAAGAGCCACAATGTTGAAAGAGCGAGAACGTACAGCCGCGTTACTTCTCGCTCAAGGCAAAACAAATCGCGCCGTTGCACAAAAGCTCGGCGTGACAGAAAAGACAATTTGGAACTACCGCCAGAAGCCAGAAGTACAGAAAGTTATACGTCAAACGCAAGAAGAATTTGCTGAGCTAAGCGGCTCAATGGCTGTAACTGTGGTGCCCGAAGCCATTGCGGTATTGCAGGGAATACTCAACGATCCCGACTGCCGCGACTCGGACCGCATCCAAGCTGCGAGAACATTGATGAGTGGCTCCCAAGCATTCCAAGAGCGGAAGCTACTAGCGAGACAAATCAGTGATTTGGAGAACCAGTTAACACCTCTGACTAACGTGACAGAGGAGCCCATTATTTATGAGGTTGAGGCAGATGAAGAATGACGGCGTCACTTTCCGCACTGAAAACGCGGTTGAAGAATCTGGAAGTAGAGGTAGCGAAGAGAAAGCTACAGAGAGCGCGATTCGATCCAAACGAGGAGTTCACGACACTGCCGAAGGTGGACGAGTGGTCGAAGTTCGCCCAAAAATGCTTCATCCGAACGTCGGGCACTGTCGCACCATTTAATCCGTATGAATATCAGATAAATCTAATAAAGAGCATCAATGAGTCTGCGAACACTATCGTGCTCAAGTCCCGTCAAACGGGAATCTCCGAGACCGTCTGTAATTATCTTCTATGTCGGGCTCTTACGGAGCGCGGGTTTGCTGCCGTCATCTTTAGTAAGACCCAAGTTGACGCTTCAGAGCTTGGGCGTCGGGTACGGAGTATGGCAAATAGTATTGCGGATGAGAGGGTAAAATTTCTAACGGATAGCAACATTCAACTCGCCTTTGAGGGCCGTGGCACGCTTCATTTCCTCCCTGCAACGCCAAGAGCAGCACGGGGTATTCCTTCGTGTTCTGCTTTATTTCTTGACGAAGCCGCATTCTTGGATGGAGCGGATGAGATATACACAGCGGCGCTCCCAACACTCTCCATGGTGGGAGAGAAAGCGAAGGTAATTGTTGTAAGTACACCTAACACCGAGTTCGACTTCTACGGGAGGTTATGGACAGGTGAGGAAGGTGATTGGAACAAGGTACAAATCCACTACAAAGAACATCCGATATACGGCAAAGACCCTGAGTGGGCAGAGAAGACAAGGACATCCCGGAGGATGTCACTAACGGCATGGAACACCGAGTACGAGTGCATCTTCGGTGCAACTGACGCCACAATTTATAACCCTAGGTTGGTTGATGAGTGCAGTACTGGAACGTGGAAAGAGTGCGGAAACGTAGGACGTGATTATGTAATGGGCATCGATCCCAACGGTGGAGGCACGGATTACTTCACGGCAATGGTTGTGGACATAACGGAGGAGCCCAACGAGGTCGTCTCGATGTACCGCGAGAACGGACGCAGCACTGAGTACAGCCTTAGGAAGGTGGCTGAGATGATCGAAAACTTCCAACCAAAGAAGACAGTGATTGAGAAGAACGGTTTAGGGACACCGATCGGTGAAGCACTAACGCTGAACTTGCCTAGTTACAGCATTGATTTCTTTAATACCAGCCGCCCATCAAAGACCACAGCCACAGATCGAGTGTTGTATCTGATGGAAAATAATAAGTTAATATTCCCTCCCGGCATTATTCCTACTGAGTTAAAAGCCTTCCGGCAGGACGAGACCGGCAAGCGAGAAGCTGCTCCTGGGTATAACGATGACACCGTGATGGCGTTAGCTTTTGCTTGTTCGTTAGTCCCGGACGAGCCAAAGCTAAACGCTTTTTTCTCGAACATTTAAATGTAATGCCTGGTCCTGGAAAAGTTCACCAAAAAGTTGGCCGCTTTGGCATCAAACCAATGAAGCAATTCCTCAAGAACATCGAGCTGATGGCCAGCAAGCGCTTAGCCATCTGCGCAAAGTGCGACTACTGGGATAGGAGCATGAAGCGTTGCAAGAAATGCGGTTGCTTCACTTCAGCCAAAGCTCGAATCCCTCAAGCCAAGTGCCCTGCAGGCTATTGGGGTCCAGAGCGTTAAAAAGGTAATGAGCCCTCGATCTTTGTCCATTAAAAAGCTGAATACCTTGGGCTCATGTTTGAATTCTCATCGCTTTACTCTATCTTTATTGTCTTCGCATTTATCTTGTGGTTGATGGTGTTGATCTTTGCTTAGCAAAGAGCTGAAAATAAGCATTAGTGTCGAAAGATAGCCTAAAGCGATAAAATGTCATCAGCACGAAGGGCGTTGATGACAGCAACTACCGAGGAATACCGGAATGACGGCGCCTTGATGAATGCGCTGACCGGTTTAGGTACGACAAGGTCCAAGATTGAGCACGTCAGAATTGGGCATGGTCAAGTACTAAGTCAGACCGAGATCGAGACGCTTTATACCTATGGACTTACTCGCCGCATTGTTGATTCCGTAGCAAACGAATGCACTAGGGAGAAGGTCACCATCAAACTGGGCGCCGAGATCGAAGTCGATGAGAACGACATACTTCCGCCGTTTGATGAGTTCCTCAAACAGACGTACTTTCATCACGCTCTCGCCGAGGTGGTCAAACTTCAGCGCCTTTACGGTGGCGCTGGTCTGCTCTTGCTCGTTGACGACGGGCTTGATCCTGCGGAACCGATTGATGAGACCCGTATCCGTGCCGTTACCGATTACATACCCCTCTCCCGTTACGAACTCATCCCTGATGATGTGACGATCACGGATTACTCAAAGCCTGAGTTCTACCGGATCACAACTAATCAAAGGCTTACAGAAACACAAGAGAGCACATACACCAGTATCAAAGTCCACCACAGCAGAGTTGCCCGTTTCGATGGTCTTTGGCTGCCCTGGAATCTGCGATCTCGTAATACAGGTTGGGGACAGTCAGTTATTGGCAGCATCTACTACGCACTTAAAAAGTATTGGACAGCTCAAGACGGCCTGGTTGAGATCGCGCAAGACGCAGATCTGTTCGTGCATAAGATCCCTGGTCTTTTCCAGCGCATTGCAGCAGGAAACGAGTCAGACCTTAAGAAACGACTGGAGGCAAACTCACTTTCTCGGTCGGTATACGGCGGCTTGGCTATCGATACTGAAGAGGAAGTCGACTATCTCAACCGAAGCCTCTCGGGCATCAAAGACGCCCTCGATCCATTCCTTAAAGAGATAGGAATGGCACTGGGATGGCCCACTTCAATTCTTACCGGTGAATCACCCGGAGGAATGGGTAAAGAGGGTCGTTTTGAAGAGCGGATGTGGGCTCACATCATTGAAGACTGGCAAGCCAACTACATGGCAAAGCCGATAAATCAGGTCTTCGATCTGATTCTGAAGAGCAAAGAAGGTCCTACTCGTGGGCTACCACCACAGAGCTGGTCAGTTGAATTCCCGAGCACATTTGTCGAGACCGATACCGAAAAAGCAGCATTACGTTTACAAATGGCTCAGGTGGATGCGCAATACATCCAACTGGGTGTTTTGAATCCGATTGAAGTACGCGAAAGCCGTTGGGGTGAAACGGAATACACGATCGAAACATCACTCAACGAGGCCGTATCACAGCAGCTCTCCGTTGCTGCAGATCAGCAGTTTGAAGCCCAGATGATGGGGTATGAAGCCCAAAAACAGGCTTATATGAATCCCCCCGAAGCTGAAGGTGAAGTGCCAAATGACACTCAATCACCCCAAGGCGCTACAACTGGTGGAGGCAATGCAGGTACTCAAACAAAGCAACCTGATAACGCTCGTAAGACAGATAGTTATGAGCACTACGACGCGCAAAACCTCCGCATCAAAGTCAACTATGACCATGGAGACGGCATCACAATCGGACATCCTGTTGGCCCAGATGGTCAACGCTTGGATGGAGCAACAACAGCACCGCTCATGGTGTTTGGCCCCAACCGGACGCGGGTCTACAAGGTCTATCGAGCCCGGTTCGACATCGATGGGGAATCAGTGGAAGGTCCATACCTCGCAGCGTTCGCATCGCTAAAAGCAGCACGAACCGCTTGTACCCGTTTATATCCCAGGCAAAATAAGGTCAGTCTGTCCCCTATTCCGAATGGAGAACTGGAGAGT